TGATACCACCTACTTTAGAGCAATAGGAACTGGTACAGATAAGAGTGAAATTAGCGCAAGCTCATACTATGATAGCAGCACCACTCCGGCTAAGGCTTCGGATGGAAACAGTGGCACAGTTTGGCTTTCTAATCCATCGGTATCTCAGACATTTTCTAAGACAGTAACAAGCGCAAAAAGAGATGGATCATATGTATATTATTCGGGCTCAGGTTTAACATCTCTAACAAGTGTAACAAACATTACCGTTAATAATATGAACAGACTAAGGGGTAATATTCTAACTACAAAACGCGAAAACGCAGGAGGCAGCACCTATTATGTCAACATAAAAGGTGGAGGCAGCACGATTTATCCGTTTAATGCCAGCGACAACAGTGTAACAATTGCTGGACTATCAGATTCTGTAACTAATGGCACAAAAGATCTTAATAAAAGAATTGCTGATAATGAATTGCGTTATATTTCATTTGTATCTGCGTTCGATAGCGCCTATAAAAGCGATACTGGAACAATTACTAGTGCAACTTCCGGAGGCAGTGCTGTTAGCAATCTTAACATCAAAGATAAAGGAGGGGCAATGGATGTTGTGGGTGGTTCAACTGTGAAAGTTGCAACAGCAGATGTTGGAACAACTCTGCAATTTAGCCTCACTGAAGTTTTAGGGGACGGCACAAATACCCCAACTATGGATGTTACTGGATTAGTTAATAAGGACTATGGAACAGAAACACTTAATGCGTATTTCAGTGTCAAGAGTGAATACTCTTATGCAAAAATAGAAGCCAACGATAATTTTGTATCAGTCACAAATGGCGATCTTGCAACAACTATTAAAGTCTATTTAAATAACACGCAAATAAACGTAGGTGATGAATCTTTCGGCGTAAATCAAACGAGAAATTTTGCGCCGTCTTCAACCATGTATGCAACCTACGCATCAGAGTTTAAAGACACGGCATTCTATGTTAAACTAGAAGTATTAAGAGTGAATACCGGTTTTGGCTGGTACGCTAAAGTTCAAGAAGTTAAATTAAAATTTAGATATTTTATTTTAAATTATGACGACGGAGTAACGTGAGGTTAATATGTCAGAAATAGATACAGAAAGACCATTCGCAGATTGGGTATGGAATCCCAATCGCCATAAATGGCAATATCCAAATATACAACTACCAACTTCAAAATTTAATTCCGAATGGGATGAAGTTAATAATAAATGGATATCAGAATGCCAAATAAATCCCAATAGATTGTTGCGAGGCTTTCAGCTTTGGGGTGTTGAAGAAAAAAATGATAACTCATCATTTGGCAAGGCATGCTCAACTACGGAATATGCGATCAAATCTATGCAAGAAGTCACGCATGGAGATAAATCTATAGATCAACTTGTCACTTCTAGGGAAAATAATGAAGTTACTTTTCCGGTGATAACAAATCATTACACTGTGATAGATCTTGCCCCTCTGGGGGTTATTTCCTATTCGGAGACAGCAGAGGAAACGCTGGATGCATTTCAGGCAGTATACGGCATACATCCGCAATGCACATCCAGAACAATTCATGAATTATTTAGATTAATTATAGAATGGGCATATAGCTATACAGAATTCCAAAATACAGAACCAATGGCCGAACTCTGTCACAATATTCTACAGATAGTCCAAATGCCAAAAAGTGTCAGAGATGAATTAATTGCAATAAGGCCAGGACAGGTTGGAAGATATTTGCTGGGCGACGGGAGCGCACTTCAAGAATATGATATTGATGCAGAAATGCCGGAATCATTTAAATCATGGATTTCAGAAGTTTATTATGATTACAGAGAAAGAAATAAAGGATTTCCCATAAACATCAACCAGTCATATGCTCATTTAAGCTACCCAATGTGATATAATATTTGCCTAAGACTGTAAGGAAAGGCAAACATGGACGATCTAGATATTAATATTTTAGTTCAAACATTCAGCGAAAAAATTGGTCAACTAGTGACTGACTTAGTAGTTAAAGAGGCAACAATTAAACAACTAAGTGCAAAAGTTGCAACTCTAACTGCCATGACGCAACCAGGTAAAGCAGAAAAATTAATTAAACAAACAAAAACAGACAACTTTGAATGAGGTAAATGAAATGTCAGAAGAAATAATTGAAACAAGTGAAGTAATTGAAATAAATCAGCCCGTAGAGAATAAAGAATTTGTTATTGAAATTAAGATTTCAAATGCGAATCTTCAGTATAAAAGCGATTTCAACGAAGCTGAAACAGTCTTTTGGATGGAATCAGTTAAAACATTAATCTTAAAAAACGCCTTTGATAAGGTCAATCAGACTCCATCTGAGTAACTGATATAAAAAAGTCATTATAGCTACTATTACTAGTAGTTTTTAAAGTGGAGAAGAAGATGGCAGCTTTTGATTTTTTGCCCTTTAGGCAAAGAGATAAATCACAAAATAATGTTATTGCTAAAGCATTGCAACCTGATGAAATAAAATCAGTAGGCAGAGCTATGAAAGTCGCTGCTTTGGCGCTCGGCTTTCAGGGTAATACATTTTATTATAATAATAGAGCTACATTTGAGCCTTCTCCGTATGACTTTGATCGGATTATGCAGGCGGCAGATACTGACTCTTACGTCAAGCAAGCGTTAAATAAGCATAAGGAACTCTTCTGGAAAGAGAACTGGAACATCGTTGGCGAAAATCCAGAAGCAGTTTCTTATCTTTATCAAAGAATAGACTTTATGGAAATGGCAATGAAGCGCCCATTCCTAGACTTCCTAATAGAGGTTACTGATCACCTTTTTAAATATGGAAATGTTTTCATAGTCAAGGCTAGAGGAGATATTTCGGAGTACTTTCCAACTGAAATATCAGGGGTCAATGCGGAGCTTCCGGTCGTAGGATACTATTTAATTCCCACTGAACAAGTAAGAATATTGAGAGATAAGTTCAATAGACCTAGGTCATATCAGCAGGCTTCGGACCCTCTGACATATGCTCCAACGGAGCGAGATCCGGTTTGGTCAGCTGACCGTGTCATTCACATGCACACTGATAAGAAGACTGGTAGAGCTTTTGGTACACCCTTTATGGGGACCGTGCTTGATGATGTAGTTGCACTTAGGCAGATGGAAGAAGATATCCAAAACTTAGTTCACAGAGAACTATTTCCTCTGTATAGATATACAATAGGAACGGCAGACCAGCCAGCAGAGCCTGATGAAATAGACAAGGCTGCTATAGAAATCGAGAACCTTAGAGCAGAGGGTGGCCTAATACTTCCCTATCGTCATTCAATAGATGTTATCGGGGCAAATAACGCAGCACTGGACGCAACGGCATATCTGCAACACTTCAAAGAAAGAGTAGCAGTAGGCCTGGGAGTGGCACCACATCATTTAGGAATGATGATGAACGGTGGTAATAGATCAGTGACAGATCGCTTAGATACTGCTCTGTACGATAAGGTAAAGCAATATCAAAAGCTCTTTTCTGATATGGTCAGAGTTCATATCTTTAATGAAATTTTAATGGAGGGTGGATTTGATCCCATATCCAATCCCATAGAGTCTGGCATATCAGATCGCTGCTATTTCAAATTTAGTGAGATAGATGTCGACACTCAGGTCAAGAAAGAAACTCATGTTATCCAAAAGTATGCCAATAATATAATTGGCCTTAAGGAAGCTAGACTGGAACTTGGCCTTGATCCAGAATACGACGAAGAAGATCTTTACGCATCAATTCAAGCTAAGATTCAAATGGAAATGGCTAAGAATCAAGCGGAAATTACTTCAGGTACAAAAGCCGTAGACGTTCAGAGCGATGGAGATAAGCAAACGCCCGCCACAAAAGGGCAAAGAAATCTTCCCAATACCAAAAGAGGATCTGGCAATACTATCCGACCAGCAAATCAACAAGGAAGAAAAACTTCACCAAATATTAGAAGATCTGATAATTCATGGCTCACATTAGTTGAAAATGCTCTAGAATCAGAGTATACTATCGTTTACACTAATGATGAGAAAGGCATAGATGATGTCAGAAAAGATAACAATAAAGAATGATACAATTTCAACTTATTTGAATACTGATGATGGTTTAATGGGCTTCACCAAGGCTGTTGATAACGGACAGACTCGTTTAGCTCTACAGGTTTTAGTGGAAGTCGTAGAGCAGTTAATTGATAGAGTTTGTTTTTTGGAAAATCTTGTTGAAGAAGACTCGCCGGAATTAGACGCAGTAGCACCTCAGCAAGAGGCTCCTATGGAACAAAAAGATCCTATTCAAAAAGTCAAAACAACAAGCAACGCTCCAGATGAAATGCCCGCAACCTCTTCAGTGATCGAAGAAAAGAAGAAGTAATCTCCGAATGAAACTCATTATAGGATGCCCAATGTACAAGAGAAGTTGGATTCTCCATCATTGGATTAAGAGCATAATATCGCAATCAATTCCGATTAACGATATAGGCTTTATATTTGAGGTATCCCCAGATGATACGGCAACTATTCAGGCTCTTGAATCTTGGAAAAAGTTTGATAAAAGAATACCTTATTTTGAAATTAAGATTAGAGAAGATATTCCTCATTTTGAGCATGAAAATAATGGTAGACAATGGAGTATGTCAAAGTATCTAAATATGGTATCTTTAAGAAATTCATTGTTAGAATCAGTAAGAAAAGTAGAACCAGAATATTATTTTAGTCTTGATTCTGACATCTTACTAACTAACACAAATACCATAGAACTTCTAATAGCACACATTAAGTCTGGCGCTGACGCAGTTAGCCCATTGATGTTTATGACTCCATTTGGAACAATGTATCCAAGCGTCATGGACTGGAGACTAGATGTTCCAGTTAAAGCATTTAGAAAAGAAAAGTATGAATTAGGACATTACTTTCAGTCGGATGTAATCATGGCTGCAAAGATGATGTCTAAAGACGTATACAATAATATTAATTACACATTGCATGAACAAGGCGAAGATGTTGGTTGGTCTTTAGAGTGTAAAAAAGCTGGCTTTAAATTATATAGCGCCTCGTATATTTATGCGCCACATATAATGTCCGAAGTAATGTATGAATCATTCTTGACTAATGGAGACAATAGACAAGAGCTCTTAATGAGCAGCTATGCTAAAGTATGATATATTTATATAAATTTGTTCAATGTCATAAAAATAAACTTACTATATAAAACAGAAATAACTATTTAACAGGGGATTCAAATGTCATTTGACTTTGTCGAAAATTTTACTCTAGAACTTCCTGACCTTTCTAAGTCAGATCTAGATTTTTCAGAATCATTCAATTCAAGGCATGGACTCATCATTGAAGTCGCAGCTATTCACGAAGGCCTTACAGCTAACTACAATAATTACTCTGCCGAAGCCCTAGAGCAAGCTCTTCAATCTTGGGTAGACCCTTACCCTAAGCCCATTATCCTAAATCATGATTTAAATAATGAGCCCATAGGTAGAGTCATGGCGGCTAGAATGGATAAAGAAGCTGATGGCTCATCATTCGTCAGATTGCAGATCGCAATAACAGATCCAGTCGCTGCGCAAAAAGTATTAGATAAGAGATACCTAACGGGTTCAGTCGGCGGTAGAGCTGGAAAAGCAATTTGTAGCATCACGGGAGACGACCTCGCCGTAGAAGATGCATCTGGAAGGCCTAAGGCCCCAAAGTATAAAAGAGGCCAAGTCTATAAGGGCAAGCTAGCATTCATAGACATGCAAGATATAGGCTTTAAAGAATATTCTTTTGTAAATCAGCCAGCAGATCAAAAGTCTGGAGTCAGATCACTTAAGACTACTGATGGTAAAGCCGAACTATCTGATTCAGAAGGTTGGATAGCTAGAAGCGCAGCATTTGTTCTCAATATGGATAATGAAGATATTATTTCCATTGAAGAAAATAGATCTATTCTTTCAAATATGAAGAAAAAAGAATCTAAGCCAATTTATTTACACCTAAAAGGCGCTTTTTTAACAGCTTTAGCTTTTCAAGAAAGCGAAAGTTATATAAATAAAACAGAATCATTACTATCTAGTGAAGATTCTGAAAACAATAATTCTGAGGAGACTCGTAACATGACAGATGTTAACAAGAGTGAAGACATTTTAGCTGTAGCTGAAGGCTTAAGCGAAGATCTTTCCAACATATCAGCTTCCGCCATAGGCGAAGCTTCAGAAGAAGTCGAAGTGACTTCGGAAGAAGAGAAGACTGAAGAAAGCACTTCTGCAGAAGAAGAGCAAAAAGAACTTTCCGAAGGAGACGCAGAAGCAGATCCAGAAGAAGAAAAGAACTCATCTGACGATTCAGAAAAGGCGGATGTGCAAGACGCTGATTCCGAAAATGCTGAAAAGCCGGAAGAGTCATTGTCCAAGGGCGATGAGGATCAAGAGACTCCTGAAGAGGAAAATAATCTCAGCGACAACAAAGAAGGCGTTGAGCAAGATATTAACCTCTTAAAGGCATCTATCAAGTCTCTTGAAGAAGAAAATGCAAAGCTCAAAAGCGCATTGCATAGAACTCTAGTAGAAAGAGTTGTCGACACCAAGATTGGTCTTGGTTTCGAATCCGCAGATGAAAGAGAAAACCTGATAGGCGAGCATGCTTCACGCACAGCTGCCTCATTAGCAGACTCTTTGAGAGATCTGGCTAAGGCTCCAGCAAAGGCTAACAAGCGCATTTCTGATTATATGACAATGCCGCAAGTAACATCTGAAGCTGAAGTTAGTTCTGAAGAGAATGTATTGACTCTTGATAAAGAGGAAAATGCAAAGACTTCTACGGATCCTAACGAATCTTTCGAACAAGTACTAGTAGATGCCCTTATGGGTAGACGTAAACTTTAATATTTAAGGAGATAAAAAATGAGTTTAGCAAAGTTCCGCAAGGTTCATAGTAAGACTGGTGCAGGCCGGTTTGTAGTTTCTGAGGGCATTGCCCCCGCAGCCTATTTACTGCCCCATCCCGGTCTTCCTACATGGTACAATGATAGTGAAGATGATCGTTTTGAGATCGTTGTCACCAAGGGTACCATTCTTTCAGTAGTAGCAGATGCAAACGGCGATGCTCGCATCGTTCCCGCTAACGGAACCGCTGCAAGCCAATCATGGGGCGACGTTATGCCCAGTTGGGATCCGCTTGATGGCGCTACCCCCAGCTCGACCTCTGGTTCAGTTGATACAGTTTCTGTAGCCGCCTATTCAGTTCCGATTGGCTGCGCACAATATGATCTTTACAGACCATTTGACAAAGGCACCTCGCAAGGCGCTGGCTTCATTACACATGGTTACGTAGAGTACCCAATGGTTACAGGCGTCAATGCCGATGTAACAGTTGGTTCATTAATCCGAGCCGATCACATGGGTCGTCCGGTGGCATTCGCAGCAACAACATCTGCTGCTGGTGCTTATCCATGGTTGCAAGTGGGTAAAGTTGTTGAGGTTGAGCAGTTCGCTACCAACTTCGATGATGGCTTACTCAGCTATATGCAACTTCCCTCTGATCCAGGTGCATTAAAGACTGTTTACGAGCTTACTCGTGCAGGCACCTACAGTGGTAAGTTAGGTATCCGGGCCAACCTGGACGTACACAATGTCATTGGTGCTTTCCGCGTCAATCTGACACTCTAATATTATTAATACAAAAGAAACATTAACACAGGAGGAATAATCCTACGATGAGTAAGACAATCCAAGAGCTCCTCTCGGGTCTCCCAGCTTGGGAAGCAGTATTGACTGAGGACGGGTACATAGATGCAGACAACAGAGTAACAATTAAGGAAGCTTTTGCGTCACCAGACGCAGCAGCACTTTTCCCCAAAGTTCTTTCGCGTACGCTTAAAGAAGCAGCAGAGCCACAACTACTTGTGACTCCATTGCTTTCCACTGTTCGTCTCGGTAAGGGACGCTCTTTGGAGTTCCCCGCAGTCAACGCTATTCAAGCAGCAGAGATCCCAGAAGGACAAGAGTATCCAGAGCAAGCACTCGCTTTCGCAAAGCAGGTAGAAGGCAAAGTTTCAAAGAAGGGCGTTAAGCTATCCTTTACGGAGGAAGTCATCGCTGATTCACTTTGGGACATTGTCGGTTTACATGTTCGCGCAGCCGGCCGTGCTATGGCTCGTTTGAAAGAGCAGATTGCTCTTAGCCGTTTCAAGGATGCAGCTACAATTGCATTCGATAACGACAGTGGTAGTTACAGTGACACAACAGGTAGAGACATCAATGGCACAGCCAACTTGACAGTCACCTGGGATGACATTGTGGACATGGCCGCTATCCTTATGGCTGAAAATCATATCCCAACAGATTTCATTCTGCACCCATTAATGTGGTCGGTCTTCCTCAAGGATTCCATCTTCCACGCTGGTGGCGCAGCATCTTCTGTAGGTACAAGTTGGGGATACCGTCCTCAGTCGCCAGAAGGCGCACTGAACTCGACGGCTCCGATGGGCTTGAATGTTCTTGTTTCGCCTTTCGTTAGCTTCACAGCTAAGAGTGGTGCAACAGCAGCTAAGTCAGACCTCTTCCTCATCGACCGTAACGAAGTCGGCACTCTTCTCGTCAAGGACGATATGAGTACTGATCAGTTCGACGATCCGAGTCGCGATCTTCGTGCACTCAAGATGAAGGAGCGTTACGACATCGTAATGCTGGGTGACGGTGAGGGTATCACAGTTGCTAAGAACGTCAGATTGAGCCGTAACTATGAAATACAGGTTACAAACGAAGCAAGCTGATAGAACCTTAGGGTCGTTATAGTTACAAATTACCCTAAAGCTGGGGGCGGTAGAGAAATCTACTGCCCCTTTGCTTTTTATTGAATTAATTTATTACTATTAGTTCAGGATTATAATTATGGAGTGTGTTGAGTGGCTTTATATTTGATAGATAGTGCTACAGTTACTGTTAATACAGTAAATATTAAATTTGGCAGGACAATCAAGATAGCATCATTAATAAATGCTAATTTTATTGTACAAACAGATTCAGCTACACCTGTTCAGACAATTTCTCCATTTAGAACAATAAATACAATTACTGATTATAATCAGATCAGTAGAACTTTAACTCTTTATTGGAATTCAGTATTAAGCTCTAATACCGACTATGTCGTTAGGGTTACTAACTTAGTAGACTCATCTGGGCTGACAGTTGCTGAGGAAAAAGTTAGCTTTACTAGCCAAACTAATTCGGCAACTCCTTCAATTCTGCAAGAGAGCCAAGCAACAGTACTCAATGAAGTGCTGATAGAAGATAAATCAGTAAGAGCTGATATAGAAACTGGATATCAGATACTAGCAAAGAATCCTAATTTCTATATAGAATCAACTAATCCTTCTAATGGTGACTTTTATTTAAATAATGATGAGAACAATGGAAGAGTCACAGTTGTATTTAGTTCTCGTCCAGCATCAAACTTTCTGACATTAAAA